GCTTTGCCGTGAAATCGCATGGGACTTTGTAAACGGAACGCCCATTTTTTCTGGCGGCCGTCCGGTAGAGGTCACTGGTGCGGAGGCGGTCAAGGTGTGGGCCTGGAAGGCATTGAACACCGTGCGGTACCGCCATGAGATCTATACGTGGGACTATGGCTGCGAGATGGAAACCCTCATCGGGCAGGCGTTCACATCAGATGTAAAGCACAGCGAAGCTGTCCGGTATATCCGGGAAGCGCTGATGGTGAATCCCTATATTCGCGCCGTTCGGCAGATGTCGGTCGATTTCAAAGATTCACGCCTGACCGTATCCTGTACGGTCGATACCATTTACGGGGAGGTCGATGTTTATGTTTGAAGATACCACAGTGGAGGGTATCAAGCAGCGTATCCTGAGCCGCTTGAAAACCACTCTGCAAACGAGGGAGGGCAGCTTTGTCAATGACATCATCAGTGCGGTGGCTGTGGAACTGCATGACTGCTATCACCAGTGGGACAGTATGGAGCCGCGTTTCTATGTGGGCGAGGATTCCGGCCCTTATATCGACAAGCAGGCCGCCACCGTGGGCATTTACCGAAAACCGGGCACAGCTGCTTCCTGTTCCATCACCTTCAGCGGCAAGGATGGTGCCAGAGTCCCGGCCGGTACTCCGTTCTATACGGAATCCGGTTTGACGTTCATTCTTCAGGAGGATGTGGTCATTGCCAGTGGGACAGCTTCCGGCGTTCTGGTTGCGGCAGAGGCCGGTGGCATCTACAACATCGGCACCGAAGAGATTTCCAGTACCCTCCGCAATTATAGCGGTATCTCTGCGTACACCAATGCTGCGGCGTCCGGTGGTGCAGATCAGGAGACCGATGAGGCTCTGGTAGCTCGTTACTATGAGCGGATGCGCCGCTCTCCTACATCTGGCAATCCCTATCACTATCAGGAATGGGCCACCAGTGTGGCTGGAGTTGGTGCGGCCCGAGTTATTTCCAAATGGAATGGCGCAGGGACGGTCAAGGTCGTTCTGGCGGGGCCTGATTTGGCGCCGGTGGCAGACGGAATCATTTCCGCCTGCGCCGCCTACATCGAAGATCAGCGCCCGGTGGGTCCGGCTGTTACGGTGGTGTCCGCAGCGGCCAGAAACATCACTGTGTCAGCTTCTGTGCAGGTGGATGGCTCAACCACAGCGGCGGCGGTTCAAGCAGCCCTACGCACGTCTGTAGCCGCTTATCTGCGGGAGCTGACGGCGTCTGCATTCCACGGAAACATCGATATGCAGCTTGAATCGCTGGACAGCCGATCCTACACCGTGCTGTATAACCGCATTGCCTATCTGCTGCTGTCCATCCCCGGTGTGATCGATTACACCAGCCTGAAGGTGAACGGCGGCGCGGCAAATATTGTAGTGGGTGCTGCCGAAGTCCCGGTCCTGGCGGAGGTGTCTGTGACATGAGAGAGCTGATCGCCTGCTTCCCAGCGTACTATCTGGCCTCTCCGGAGATGCGTGACCTGCAGGTGGCCATGCAGCCGGAGATCACCGCACTTCAGGAGTATCAGGAGGATGTGATCGACCAGCTTTGCGTAGAGACCGCCACATGGGGGCTTTCCAGCTGGGAGAAAGCGCTTGGCATTCCGATTGATGAGAGCAAGGCACTGGATTTCCGCCGAAGCCGTATCCGGGCAAAGCTCCGGGGAAACGGCGTTACCACAGTAGCCATGATACAAAGTGTAGCAGAGAGCTATTCCAACGGTTCTGTCTTCGTAACGGAGTATCCAGAACAGTATAAGCTGGAGATCAAGTTTGTTGGAACACTGGGTATTCCGCCCAATATGGACGATCTGACGCAGACGCTACGAGATATTCTTCCCGCCCATTTGGAGTGGGCGTATGTGTTCGTTTTTAACACATGGGCGGCCGCCGGCGCACTGACATGGGGTCAGGCGAAGGCCTTTACTTGGAAACAACTGAGGGAGAGTGATTTGAATGGCTGAGACCAATAATTTGAAGCTGGCCTTGCCCACCAGTAATGAATATGTGGATGTAGAAGTCCTCAATGAGAATTTCAGAAAAATCGACACGTCTGTCCTACTTGCGCTGGCCGCTGCGGTGCCGTACAGCGCAGCAGCTACCTATGCGCAGGGCGCGTACTGCACCAAGGACGGCAAGCTGTACCGCTGCACGGTGGCGATCCTCCAGGCGGAAGCATGGAACGCGGCTCACTGGACGGCGACCACAGTGGGAGCCGAGCTGGTGGCGATTTATACGACTTTGGCTAACAAGGCTCCGGCCACCCACGCCGACCGGCACGTCAAGGGCGGCAACGACCCGATCACGCCAGAAAGCATCGGTGCCGCCCCCGGTGGGTACGGATCAGGAGATTACGGTAAAATGCTGACCGCCGATGATGATTTAAATACCTTAACGGTCGGAGGCCATTATCTATTTTTCGGTAACTCTATACCCCAAAATGCGCC